GGAGCCGCGGTGCGTCCAGAAAGCGACCGCGAAGTCGGTGCCTGCCGGCACATTCGCGGCAGCCGACAGATCCCCGGCACTGGCATCGAGGACCGCGTAGCCGAGACGCGCGATCGTCACGGGCGCGGACCTGCTAGCCGAAGATCACGACGCGGAAGGCATTGCTGGCGGGCGCCTGCGCGAACCGCAGCGTGACGGTGTTGGCCGTGGTCATCTCCACATCCACGAGCACCACGTCGTAGGCGCCGCTGTTGCGGTAGACGGCGACATGGCAGTCGCGCGTGCCGAGGTTGTGCGTCACCGTGTAGTTGGTGGCCGAGCCGTCCCCGACGTTGGTGGCGTACCGGCGGATGCGCCCGGACCACGACGCCAGCTTGGCCGGCGTGACGATGCGCGAATCGTCGGTGCCGGCGTCGGTCTCGGCCTGGGTGGCGATCTCGGCGATGCCGGCGGTGGTCTCCGACGCCGGCGGCGCGGACGTGCCGAAGGTCGTCCAGTTGACGGGATCCGTGCCCAGGGTGAAGTTGACCGCGCTTTGCCGGTAGGTGACGCCGGCGCTGGAGCCTTCCTCGACCGTGACCACGGCCTGCTCGAGCTCGGCGGCGCTGTTCGCGTCGAGCGCGCGGGTCATCGCCACCGCGGCGCCGTTCCACACGTAGATGCCGTTTTCGGAGGCGGTGGTCTGTGCGCGCACCAGCACGCGGTCGCCGGCGCTCATCGTCACGCCGTCGATCGACGCGCCCGGGCTGGCGAGGTTCACGTTCGACTGTGTGGCCACGCGCACGCTGTCCTTCCAGGCCAGCCCCTCGATGGCGCTGTTCAGATCCGCCAGACGCGCCGGTTCCTGGTCGGAGGCCGGCGCCGGCAGGTTGAGGATGCGGGCGACGCCCCCGAAGTCGAGATTCGATCCGACGATCATGTCAATTCCCCGTCAGTTGAGCACGGCCTGCCCGGCCATGGGTTGCGCAAAGAGGATCTGCAACTGGTTGTTGTCCACGTGCACGATCTCGGCGAGCATCGCCATGCCCCCCGTGGTCAGCACCTGCACCGCGGGCCGCACGCCGAGCCCGTGGTTGACGATCCACGTGGCCGCGGCCGACGACTGGGTGTGCACGTAGCGGATGCCGCCCGGCGGACCGGGCAGCACCTCCGAGCGCGCCACCACCACCGGCTCGCGGACGACGATGCGCACCGTGTCGCTCATGCAAATCGCTTCCCGTCATCGGTGTCAGTCCCGCGCCACATCGGCGAGCACGACGAGCGTGTCCTGTTCGTAGGTGCGGCGCGTGCCGTCGGCGTGCGTGACCTCGAGGTCGAACCTGTAGGTGCCGGGCGCCAGCGCCGTGGCCGCGTAGGGCACCCGCATGTCGATGCGGCCCGCGCCCGGCGTGATCGTGAGCCGGCCGTCGGCGGTGCTGGCGCCGATCAGCACCGCGTCGGCGTCATCGCGGACCTGCAGCCGCGCGGTGGCACCCGTCAGATCGATCGGCGCGCCGGCCGCATCGCGCAGCTCCCATGCCCGTGTCCACGTATCGCCCCGGAACAGGCGAACGGCCATGCGTCATGCTCCATTACGCCGAGGGCTGGATCACGCGGCCGAACAGGCCCAGGGGTCCGGTGTCGCTCTTCGTGGTGTCGGCGAGCACGCGCCCGGCGAGCTCGAATTTCTGCAGTTCCTCGCCGATCAGGCTGAAGTCCTTCGCGGGATTGAGCACGACGCGGTACAGGTCGACGATGACACTCTTGTTCGAGTCTGCGGTGTTCAGCCCGTCGAAACGCAGCCAGACTTCAGGCTGCGCGCTCTTGAACATCGCCAGCCGGTTGACCGCGCCGTAGGCGTAGTCGACCTTGAACGGCTGCACGAACGTGCCGACGTTGATGAACTCGATCGCGCCCTGCGCGGCGAGCACGCGGTAATGGGTGTCCGGGGTGAGCGTGGCCGGGCTGCCAGCCGAGTCCTTGACGACCACGGACGAGACCTGCTGGTTGGCGAGCAGGTAGATCTGGCCGGCCGTCACGCCCGTGGGCAGCGTCTCCGCGGTGACGTTGCCGGCCGTCACCGCAGACGTGGTGCCGTACAGCACCAGCTCGAGGTTCTTGACCGAAAAGTCCTCCACCGAGCAACTGAACTCGCCGTCCTTGCCCTTGATGATCTGCAGGTCGGTCAGTCGCTGGCCGGAATAGGACTCCTTGTGCTCGATGGTCTCGACGTTCAGCGAGATCCGCAGCTCCGGCACGTTGCCGAGCCAGCGCATGGCGAGCGGGTTGCCGTTTGCATCGCGCGCGCCAACGTACACGCGCCCCTGTCCAGAGTAGTAGATCATCGTCAGTCTCCTTTACGACGCGACTTCGTGGGTTCGGCCGGCGGCACGTCGACCGTGCCGTCGAGCACCGGATTCGCGGCGCGGACGGCGCGCGCGCCGCCGATGCCGATCAGCCAGCGCGCGCGCTCGGCGTCGAGCTCCACGGTCGCGCCGGCGGCGTAGGCCACGCCTTCATGGGTCAGGGGTGCGAGCAGTTCGACGCGCATCAGGGTGTCCTCTCGATGACGCACGACGCCTCGAACGCGAGCGGCCACAGCAGTGTGCCGCTGTCGTACTCCGGCTGCGGCGCATCGACCGGCAGCATCGGCTGCCATGACGCCGAAGGCTGCCAGCCGAGCAGCGCGGCGAAGGCCGCGCGCGCAATGTCGCTCGCGGCAGCGCGCGCGGCGCTGCCTTCGCGCACGCGCGCCGCCGACGCCACCGCCACGATGACGGCCCAACGCACCGCCACGCGCGCCCGTGCGGCCTGCGCATCGAGCACCCGGTAGCCGATCGCCCCCACGTACAGCGCCGGCAGCCGGTACCCGGCCACGCCATCCATGGACAGGTCCGCGAGCCCGTGCACACCGGCCACGCCGTCGATCGTGGCCAGGCGCTCGCGGATCATCGGTTCGGCGTCGAGCACGGCTCAGTACTCCAGATCGCGCATCACGCGCGCCGGCCTCACGGCGGCCACGCCGACGGCGGACTGCTCCGCGGCGAAGCTCACGCGGCCGGCGGCGATGGCCTCCAGCATCCGGCGGGCGTCCTCGTAGCGGCGGCGCACCTCATCGCTGGCCCGGTCTTCCCAGAGGCGGAATCGGGCGATGTCGCACGCCAGCCTGCCGACGACCGCCGGCGCCGGCGACATCGGCACCGCGTAGCGGGCGGCCAGATACGCGTCGATCTCGGCATCCGCATCCGCGAGGGCGCGCTCGGCCACCGCGCTGTCGATGGCACCCGCGGGCGGATCGAGCCGGTCCGTGAGCTGCTGGATCTCGGCCTCGCCGTAGCGCCGCACGAGGTCGGCGACGGTGGCATAGACGGCCATGGCGCGGCCCCGGACTCACCCGCCCCTGCGGGCGCGCGGCCGCGGCGTCGCCGCGTCTTCGGTGGCTGGCGCCTCCGGCGTCGCGGCCGCGGCGTCCTGCTGTGCGGGCTCGGCTGCGGCCGCGGCGTCCTCCGGTGCCGGCTCGGCTGCGGCCGCGGCCACGAGCGCTTCCGCGGCCGCACCGTCCACGCGCAACAGCTCGCCCGGCGCGTAGCGCCTGCCGTCGTGCTCGATCGGCTGTAGCGCCCGCAGCATCACGCCACCGCGTTGGTGATGAGGAACCCCGCGTCGGCGCCGGCGATGACGGGCGCGGCGTCGTCGACGACGGGGTAGACCCACGAGCGCGTGTTGCGGTCCTGATAGGGCTCCTCGACCATCGGCGCGCCGTTGAGCCGGTAGGTGTATCCGTAGCTCGGGCGGCCCGCGTCCGCGGCCGAGCCGATGGCGGTGTAGGCCAGGATCGCATCCTTGCCCCAGACGTCCTGCACGGCGCCGGCCGCGTCCATGTAGACCGCATCGCCCACCAGGAACTGCTCGACGCCGAACAGCGCGGCCATCAGCTCCGGCGTGGCCACATCGCGGCTCGTGTACTTGATGCGGTCGGTGATCTTCGGGTGCGTCTTCAGCGCCGCGAAGACGCGCCCGCCGACCAGCAGCGTGTTCGGCCGCGCCCCGATCTGGCCGCGCACGGCCTCCTTGTAGGACTCGACCGCGGCGATCGGATCGGACGTCGCATCCGACCATTGCGATGTGCCCGACAGCGTGACCTTGTTGCTCGCGCCGTAATTGGACGCGTTGCGCGCGAGGTCCGCCTGCGCCTTTTCGAGCCGCAGCCCGATGATGTCCAGGCCGCGGCGCACCGCGGCGGCGCCCAGATCGATGCCGGGCACCACGGATGCGTCCTCCATCAGCTCGTACGGCACCTGCTCCTCGATGGCGTGGTTCTCGAGGGCGTAGCTCTGCGAGCCGTAGGCGCTGCTGATCCGGGCCACCGCCGCGCCCGGTGCGCGGGCGGTGTTGTACAGGCGGAAGTGCTCCCGCCCGAAGGCGATGATCTTGCCGCCGCGGGCGCCCACGGGCACGGCCGGAAACAGGCCCATGCCGGCGAAAGCGGCGTTGCTGTAGCCGCGCGCGACCTCGGTCAGGACCGGATCGATGACGCGCGCCTGTTGCGGGTTCATCTGGGGCATGGTCTTCTCCTGCGATTAGGCCGCGTTGGACACGAGCAGCACTTCGATCAGTTGTCCGGCGGCGGTGGCGGCCTCCAGTGCGATGCCCAGCCGGGCACCGGACGTCGCCCACGGAATGGCGCGTCCCGAGGCGTCGCTCTTGACGGTGGCGCCGGCGGTGACGGCGGCGCCGGACTCCACGGATACGGTGCCCAGCACGTCCACCGGGATGCGCTCGCCGGCGGCCGCGGCGGCCGTGCGCGCCACGCCGATGGCGTTGGCGTCGGCGCCGGCCTGCGCGCCGGCGGCGGTGACGAAGCGGTTGGCCGAGATCGCGCCGGCGGCGGTCACCGTCAGCGTCAGGACGGGGCGGGATTGGTCGCTCATGGGGGCTCCTTAGTGCGTCGTGCTGAGCTGAACCGCGCGGACGGCGGCGATGTAGTCGACGCCCGGATGCGCGGCCATGTATGCGCGCGCGGCCACATGCACCGCCAGCCCGCGCTCCGACAGCCGGTAGCCGGCGGGCACCTGCGGCATCTGCACCTGCGTCTGCTGCTGCGGGGCGGCGCGCTCGGACAGGTCCACCCGCGCCGGCAGGCGGGCGATGAACCCGCGCAGCGCGTCGATGGCCGGCAGTGCCCCGCCTTCGGCCAGTTGCACGGCGTCGCAGGCCGCCAGCCGCTCCATCAGCGCGACCAGGCAGTCGCGCTCGGCGGCCAGTACACGGCCGGCGCCGATGTGGGCGTCGATCTCCTGCGCGTAGGCGGCGCGCGCCAGCTCGCGCTCGCGCTGGGCGATGGCGGCCTCGCGGCGCGCCAGCTCGCGCTCGCGCTCGGCCAGCGTGGCCGTATCGGGCCGCGCGGCATCGGCGGCCGGTGCGTTGTCTGACATGCGTATCTCCTTGACGAGGGTGACCGCGCCGGCGGCGCCGTCGTTTTGCAGCCGCGTCGGCGCCAGCCCTTTGACGGCCGGCGCCGCCGCGCCCAGGTAGCCGAGATGCTTCAGCGCCCAGACCCCGGGGGTCGGATTGCCGGGCGCCTGGGGCGTCCACAGCGCCACCGACACGGCCCGGTAGCGCCCCTGCCGCACCAGATTCGCCATCTCCGGCAGCAGCTCGACGTCCAGCCACAGGCCGGCATCGTCGGCCGAGGCGCCGACCACCCAGCCCCACGCGGGGTCGTCGGTGGCCGGGTGACCGATGACCACCGGCGCCTGGTAGCGCGCCGGGTCGTACGCCGCCGCGATGGCGGCGATGTCTGACGCCGCCAGCGTGATCGGCTCGGGGTCGGCCGGCCAGGTGCCGGGCGCCAGCGCGTGCACGCGCGCCCGCTGCATTGGTGGCGGGGCCGCAGGCGGACGCGGGTACTGCGCGGCGATGGCCGGATGCGACATCACGGCCGGCATGCTGCCGGCCAGCGCGCTAGCGCATAAGACCGACGCGCGTCGCACCGCCGGCGGCATGGCCGGCCCGCCAGAACGGCCCAGGAGCGATTTTCTGGCGGCGGAGGTAGTCGGATACCACCCGGGCCGCGATCGCGGTTTTTAAACGGGTTTCAAATGGCTTCAAACGGCATCTACGGCGCCCGGGTGGCGGCGCGGCCGACGGCATCGGCGACGATGTCGATGATCCGGCCGCGGTCGCCGCCGGACAAGCCGAGGAACGGCCGCGGCGGAATGTCGCCCCATGGGATGGGCGCGCCGCGGCGGGTACGGCCGAACTGGCCACGGCGCGCGCCGAATTGCTGCGTGGCGGCATACACGAGGCTGCTGCCGACGCTCACCGCCCGTGGCTCGGCGCGATAGGCGATCTCGCCGGATAGGCGGCGGGTCTCCCCGATCAGGGGCCGCTTGGCGGCGGCGCGCGCGGCACCGGCCTTGGTCAGACCCTTGCCGCGGCGACGGAAAGAGCCGCCGAAGCGGGCGAGGTAGCGCCGCAGCGTCACCGGGCTGTTGGGCGCCCAGGGCGTGCCGTCCGGCGCGCGCCCGGCGGCGAAGCGCCGCCGGGTGGACTCGACCAGGTATTCGCCGATGTCGGCCATCACCGGACGCATGTCCTGCATCCGCTGCGCCAGGCCGGCGAGCGCCGCACGTACGGCGCGGTCGTCGATCTCGATGGTGATCATCGCTGAAGATCGGCCAGGATCTGCCAGATCCGGCCGTAGGCTCCAGCCAGCTCCGGGTCCCGCACACTGGCCTTGAAGTTCGCATAATCGATCGATTGCGCTGCCCTGGCGAGGGCGGCCGCGACTTCGCCAGCCGGCGCCGTCGTCCGGTAGCGGTAGTCCGCCCCGGGCGTCACCCGGACCTGCGCACCGGGCAGCAGCCGCTCGATGTCGCCCGGGCGCCTGGCGCGCACGAGGAGCGTGCCGGGATGCGACCGGTGCGCCACGATGGAATAGAATGCATCAGACAGGCAAACCCACATGCTGGACCCTCGCTCCAAGGAGTTCGAACAGGCGTTTCGGGCGCGCTATGAGGCGCTCGCGCCGGTGCCGGCGATTGCCGGCGAGCGCACCTGGCTCGACCGGGTGTGCACCTGGGAAGAGTTCCGCAATCGCGGCCACGATGTCGCGCCGATGCTGCGCCAAGGCATGCGCCCCGACGCCGAAGATTGGCAAAGGGCCGAAATTGCCATCGCGCCGGCGCTCGCGCAGTTGGTGCTTGAGGCATTCCCCGAGTCATAGCCTCTTCGCCAGGTAGTCGCCGCCGATGACGAGGTATTCCGTCTCCGACGGGATCAAATAACGCGTCCCCTGCCAGTAAGCCTTCAGCACGCGGCTCACGGGTACTAGCGCCTCGACGCGGTAGCGCCGCGCAAAAGCATTACCCAGAGCGAACGAGGCGGCCGCATTGGGCTTGAATCGCCCCCTGGCGTATCTGGACTGGTATTCGGCCCTCTCCATGCCGCGCCGCAAGGTGAGATCGCCCCACCCATGGATGCGGCGCAGGTAGTACTGATGGAATGCATACTCGGCGTCCAAGACACGGTAGAGCTCATCCAGGCTCCTGCCGCTGATCTGGACTGCGCGCCCGAGGTGCCTCTCCATGCTGGCTCGGACATCGACAGCCCCGGCGTGATACGAGATCTCGGCGCCAAAGCGCTCGGCGGCCCACTGTTTGATCACCGCTGCGGCGGGCGCGCTGCTTGAATTGACCCACCCATTCGACCGGCTGCCAATCATGAACATGGCCGACGGCGGCGCCCATGGACCAAGTTCATCGGCGAGCAGTTGCTCGAACCTGGGCAGCACATCCCGCTCGACCTGCTCGCCCCGCATCGCACTCGTACCCCAGGCGCGCATCCGGTCGCGCAGCGCGCGGGCGCCGGGCACCCGGTCCAGATCCGCCTCGCCATAGCGCTCGACGAGGGCCGAGCGGCGCGCCCATAAAGTCGTGGTGAGCTGCTTGGCCTCCTGCTCCGCGAACCCGGCCTCCTTGAACCACTTGAGGATCTGCGCACGCTTGATCCGTCTGACGACCTCGATGCCGTCGGCCTCGGCAAAGACGTCCGCGGCAAAGCGCGAGCCGAAGACCCGCGCCGCGGCCGCGTTGCGCGCAGGATCGAGCAGGCTCTTTACCTCCTCGATGCTCCGGTCGTAGTCCTTGCTGGCGCCCTGCGCGCGGAAGCGGAATGCGCCGCCGGCATCCAGCTTGACGAGCCGCCCGCGTGCATCCATGAGCACGTTGTCGAACTCGAGCCCGACCACGTCCCATTCCTTCGTGAGCACGGCCCCCTGCCACAGGCGCGGCAGATCCGGATGAGCGGCCAGCTCCTCCGCCGTCGCCCGCTTGAGGCCATCGATCCATCGGCTCGCGATCGCGAGCCGGCCGTCAATGGTCACGATCTCCGCATCCGGCGTGATGAGGTCGAGGCTCCGATAGATCCTGAGCGCAGCCGCCTCCGAGCGCGCCTGATCTGGATCCGGATAGAACTTCACATACCAGCGGTCGCCCGTCGACGCATCCTCGTAGAGCCCGCCGGGCACGGAGCCACGCTGACCGCCGATGCGTCGCAGCCGGCTGCCGAGCGGCTGCGGCTGCGCGACTCCGAGGTCATGTGCGAGATCGCGCGCCAATGGCGCCGGCAGGCTCGCCAGCTTGCGCTGGACCTCGCGCATGAGATCCGACGTCGCCCCCGGCATATAGCCCCAGCCGCGGTCGATGCCGGCGGGCTCCTGCGTCTTTGGATCGATCCGATCCCACGCCGGATCGAGGGGCTTGCCCGGATCGCCGCCGAGCCGCTGCGCGCCGCGCGCATCGCGGGCGCCCAGCACGTAGCATTTGCAGCCCCACCCGTTCGGCGGATAGTGCGTTTGCCACCACGGATGCTCCGCGGGCAGGGTGAGTCCGTCCCAGGCCAGATGCAGCGGACGCGGGTGCAGCACGCTGTCGGAGTGCCGGTAGACCCACAGCGCGAAGCCGGCCTCCTTGAGCTGTGCCAGCCTGCCCGCCGCGTAGCTCGTGGCTGCGTTGGTGGTGTAGATCACGCGCGTGCGCCAGGCGCGGCCGGCCTCCGTATCGGAACCCGTCCAGCCCTGCCAGCCGTGCCGCTGCACGATGTCGCCGAAGCGCGCCCGGAACCGGTCGATGCTCTCGCCATCGGCGATGGCGGCCTCCACGGCTGCGGCCAGATCGGCGAGCAGATCGGCTTTCGCTGCGCCCGCCACCATGAAGGCGCGGTCGTGCTGCGCCTTCCACAGGTCCGTCCAGCGCTCGGTCGGCACGAGATTGCCGAGCTTGCCCCGGAAAAACTCCACCTGCTCGGCGAACGGCCGGCCGAACACGCCGGCAATCGCCGGGTCGCGCGCGGACGGATGCGGGCTATCGGCCATCGCCGGATTCCTGCGCGGCGTCGAAACGTCCGGCGAGGTCGGCGACGGCAAAGGCGGCCTGCATCACGCGCGCGAGCTCCTCGCCGGGCAGGTCCGCGTAGGCGGCCAGCAGCGCGTCGCGCAGCTCCGGCAGCGAGCCGGCGCGCTGCACGAGCGCGCGGATGCGGTCCATGATGGCGGCCCAGGCCGGCGCGGCCTCGAGCGCGAGCCGGTCGGCGACGAGGTCGGCGGGGTGTGGCGGGTCGGCCGGCAGCGCCGCGGTGACCGCATGCGCCGTGCGCGCCTCGGCCGCGGCCGTCTGCGCGGCGGGTTCGGGTGGCGTTTGCGGGGCGCTCGAGGCCGCCTCGTAGTCGTCCCCATAGATGCGCGAGACCGCCTCGGGCTTGAGCCGCCAGCCGATCGCAGTGAGGATCTGGTCGCGCTCGACGCGGGCGCGCAGGTCCTCGGGATCGTCCATGTCCCGATAGATGCGCGGGTAGGCGGCGCCCGGCAGCGCATAGTCCACGAGCCAGCGCACCCAGGTGCGGTTCGCCGTCTCGCAGACGAGGTCGGCGTCGGCGGCCACGATGTCCTCGCGCACGTCCCAGTGCACCTGCGCCTGGGCGCGCGAGGAGCCGTCCTCCGTGGTCATCGTCTGCCCGAGCACGATCTTGGCGATCGCCCGGTCCCAGTAAGCCATCCACTCCTGATAGCTGGCGGTGCCGCCGCGGGAGGCCTCGATCAGCTCGATGCCCATGCCCTCGGGCAGGATGATGCCGGCGTCGGTCTGGATGGCCTGCACCGCTTCGAGCAGCCGCGCACGCTCGGCGGCGTCGGTGCCGGCTGGGAAACGCCCGACGGCCGTGGGCGCGCCGAACTTCTCCAAGAAGGTGGCCCAGAAGCGCGCGCCGGCGCGCTTGAACCACACCGGCCAGTACAGGGCGTGGGCAAGGCCGCGCCCGTACGGCTCGTCGTGGTGCGAGGCGCCGACCGCGGCGACCCAGAACTTGCGCGGAGGCACCGGCTCGCCCTGCGGGCGCGCCGAGGTGCGCAGCAGCAGCGCGCCGTCGGGCGCGAAGGCGAATCGCGCGCGGTCGCGCACGCGGATGTCATCGACGCCGATCGTGCCGCCGTCGACGCGCCACATCACCTCGGCCACGGCGAACCCGTAGAAGCGCGCATAGATCATCTGGTCGGTGATCGCGTCCCAGTCGAGCCGATCGAGGGTCGAGCGCACGAGATCGGCCGCCTGCCGGTCGCGGCGCATCTCGCCGCCCGGCTGCACGGTCCAGGGCCGTCGCACGACGGCGAGGCGGCGCTGCGCGAACGTGGCCGCCACCTGGTCATCGCGCAGCAGCTCCTCGTAGCCGCGCCAGCCTCCGGCGAGCGGCAGGATGCGGTCGGTCGGCGGCAGATAGGGCAGCGCATCGACGTAGCCGCGGGTGATGTCGCGCCCGTCGCGGGTGGTGGCGATCTCGGTGAGGTCGGGTCTGCGGTCAGTAGCCATGCGCCACTCTCCTCGTCACGGCGCCCCAGCCGCGGCCGGCGCGCTCGATCGCCGACAGGCGGGCCACGTCGGTGCGGCCGGCCGATGCCCACGCCGCATAGTCCGGCCGCTCGTCGGCGGCGGCGGCGCATGCGAGCGCCAGCGCCCAGAAGCGGTCGGCGTGCGAGCCGTCCTGGCGCTCCGCGACGAGGCGCGGGGCGCCGGTGGCGCCCGCGACGCGCTGCACGCCGTGCAGATCGACCCTCAGCTCGTGCATCCCGACGGGGATGCGCAGCCTCCGGTCCTCCATGCGCTCGCGCAGCGCCGTGGCCAGGTCGAGCTTGCGCGCGGGCGAGAAGATCACCCCTTCGACGCGGTAGGCGCCGTGCCGGCGGCGCGCCTCCTCCACGGGCATCTCGCCCATGCCCGTCTGGTCGATGGCGGCGCGCACGATGCGATACTCGCGCATGATGCGGTCCAGGGCCGCCAGTTGCGCGGCAAAGGATTGCCCCCGCAGCTCCAGCATCTCGCGCATCCAGAGCACGCCGGCGTCGTCCTCGAGCACGACGATCACCGTGAGGTCGCCGCGCGCGGCGATGTCCATGCCCACGTAGCACGGCCCGCCCAGATACTCGCCCGGCGCGGCCGGATCCTCGCAGCCGTCGATGAGCTCGTACGGCAGCCACGCCGTGGCGGCGTCGACGAACTCGCACTCGTACTCCTGCGCCCAGGCCACCGGATCGGCGATCGCGCGCCTGAGCTCATCGACGTTGCGCGGCAACCCGTCGGCCACCGCGTCGTGGATCGTGACCGTGTGCCGCGAGAACAGCCCCGCGAAGGCGTCCGAGGTCATGATCTCGTAGAACAGATTGCCCTTGCCGTTCGGGGTCGAGATCACGCGCAGCTTCAGGTCCGGGCGCGAGACCACCGGCAGCACCGCGCGCCAGAGCTCGCGGTCCTGCGGGTGATGGGCGAACTCGTCGAGGATGAGGTTCTCGGTCATCCCGCGCGCGGTCTCGGGCCTGCTCGCGATCGCGCGGATGCGGCTGCCGTGCGCAAGCCGCAGCTCGTAGCTCATGAGCTCGACGTCCAGCGGCTGATCGACCGCCTCGAAGGCCGCGCGTACGGCGCGCAAATGCTGCTTGGCGGTCTCGATCGCGTCCTGCGCGCGCGCCTGCGACACGCTCATGATCGTCCATCGGCGCGCGCGGCCCTCGGCCTCGGCCTCGAGGCAGTCGAGCACGGCCTCGAGCGTCGTCGTGAAGGTCTTGCCCGTCTGCCGGCTCCACATCGCAGCCTTCCAGCGCGACGCGTCCGCCAGATAGCGCCGCTGATACGGGTAGAGCACCGGCTGGCTCACGGGCAGCCCTCGCTGAGGCCACGTCCACCGTAGACCTTGCGCTCCCACTGCGACTTGGCTCGCCACATCTCCTCCGGCAGCCATTGCAGGTTGGCCACCGCATCGCACCCGCCACAGGCAAGGGGGATGACGTGGTCCCTGTACCACCGGCGTCCATCGTGCGGGCGCGGATGTCGCCGCTCGAATTCACGCAGCACATCGGCGCGGCGGATGATGCTGCCCGACGCATCGCGCGGCGGCGGTCCGCAGTATCGTGTCTCGTCCATGACGCCTGCGGCAGCGGCCATGCTCGTGATGCACGCGCCGATCGCCGACGTGACACGGCTCCATGCCATCCCTCGTGCCGGCCTCGGGTGTCTATCCGCCATAGAGCTGCTCCCGTACCGCGCGCAGCGTCTCCGCGTCGAGCCGCCTGCCGGCCTTGCCGGCGGCCCGCTCCAGCTCGTCCAGACGCGTGCGCACCTCTTCGGCCCAACGCTTCTGGCCGACCGACGCGCGGCTCGCCTCGGCGATGGCGCGCGCCGCCGATGCCAGCAGCTTGACCCGCTCGCCGGGCTCCGCTGTCTCCGCCTCCTGCAGCGCCAGCAGCGCGTCGAACAGGTCTGACTGCACGAGCGAGATCACCGCCGCGCTGCGCAGGTCGGCGTCGTCCGGCGCGGCGGCGGCGATCTGCCGCGCCGCCTCGGTGGACGCGCGGATGGCGGCGAGCTTGCGCTCGAGCCGCTGCCCGTAGCGGTGCACCGACGAGCGCGACACGTCGTAGCCGCGTGCGCGCAGCTCGGCGGCGAGCGCCTCATAGCCGGCAAAGTTCCCCTCGGCGAGTGCGTCGTCGAGCCAGCCGCGCACCTCGGACGGCAACTGCGTGATCTTCGGCCGGCGCGGCATCGCATCACCAGTACTTGCGCGGACGCGCCACGCCGGCGGGCGCCTCCGCGCGGTAGTCCACGACGTCGGCGCCGGCCGGCGTCAGGCGCGCGTGCCACTGCGCGGCGCGCTCGAGCTGCACCAGCCGCAGCCCCTCCAGGTAGGCGAGCTCGCGCCGGATGGCGTGGCCGGTGGCGCCGGCCAGCGGCAGATCCTCGGCCACGCGCACCAGGATGCCCTCGCCGCAGCCATACGGCTCGGCGTGCCACAGGGTCAGCAGGATCACCCAGCGCAGTTGCTCGCGCCGGGCGCGGTCGATTTCAGCTTCGGTCGTCACGTCGCACCTCGATCAAGCGGTCGATGAGCCGGTCGATCTTCTCGCCGAGCCCGTCGATGCGCGCCACGACCACGGCGATGTCGCGCACGTGATCGCTGCGCAGCACGAAGTCGCGCGGCAGGTCGGCCATGATGCGGTTGATCTGCGCCTCGATCTGGCGCCAGCGGTGGACCTCTTCGCGCAGCGATGTCTCGGCCGCCTCGATGCGGCGCTCGATGTCGGCGACCAGTCGCGCGGTGGCGAGCATGGTGCGCGCCGCCCATGCGAGCGCGCCGGCGATGGCCGAGACGATTGCGGCGACCACGCCGATGGCCTGCCACTCGATCACCGGCTGCCCTCGGCGCCGCGCGCTTTCTCGTAGGTGCGCAGCGTGCCCAAGCCGAGCAACCCGACGAGCACCTGCAGCGTGAGTGCGGTGTCGATGGCGGGGAACGCGCCGGCGTAGCCGAATCCGACCTGCGCGGCGAAGCGCGCAACCGGCTCGACGATGCTGGCGTAGGCCAGCGCGCACCCGCACGTCCAGCCCACGAAGGGCCGCCAGCCGGCGATGAACATGCGCGTGGAGCGCGCCTCCTCGCGGTTGACGTCGATCTGCGCGCGGATCAGGCCGAGCTCGGCGAGTTCGCGCTCGTTGTTGCGTCCGAGCACGTACTTCTGGAACTCGAGATCGAGCTCGCGCAGACGCACCCGGTCCTCGGGGCGGATCTGTTCCATCCAGCGCGTCACGGCGTCGATGGACGCGTCGGGCAGTCCGGCCCGCTTGGCGAGCCACGCGGCGGCCGTGCCGGCGACCGCAGGCGATGAAATGGCCTGCACGATCGTCGGGATCAGTGCTGCGACGATGGGCGCCATGGCGATCTATCGGCAGTGCCGGCCGGCCGGGTCGAACGGGTCGAGGAGCTGCATACAGATCCAGCGCGCCAGCCGGCCGCGCCAGTCCGCGCGCGCGGACAGCCGCGTCACGCGCGAGGTGAACAGCACTTCACGCGGCAGCTCGGCGAACAGGACGGTGCCGTGCACCGCATTGAACACCGCGTCGACGGCCAGGCCGAGCGCAAGCCATGGATAGCCCAGCGCCTTGGCCGCCGGCGTGAGCCGGCCGGCGTCGCGTGCGCTTGCCAGGTGCATCACGGACAGGTACCAGGCCCACACGACGGGCACTGCCGCCACGAACACCGCGGCGCCGATCAGCGCGTGCGTCAGACTCATCACAACTTCCCTTCAACCATGCATCGCCACGAGGAACAACCGCGTGAGCCAGCCGGCGCCGTAGCGGTCGAAGTTCGCGGTGCGCGTATAGCGCAGCGCGCGCAGCGCCATGAAGCGCGCCGCCTGCCAGCGGTCTGCCGCGCGTGCCGCGGCGATGGTCTGCGGGCCGACGATGCCGTCGACGGCCACGCCCAGCGCCTGCTGCAGCATGCGCGCCGCCGCGACGCGTCCTTGATTCACCGCCGCGTCGAATGCGGCCATGTCGATCGGCGGCGGCAGCTCGTCGCAGCGCATCGGCTCCCAGTAGGAGCGCCGGTAGATTTCCTGCGCCTGCTCGCGGCTGAGCGTGCGCACGTCGACCTCCGGGTGCGCGCGCTGCGAGATGCCCCAGCGCGTCACGCCGCCAGGGTCGGCCGGGTCGTCGACGATGCGGTCGCCGCCCTCCAGCGCGATGACGAACGCGACGCATCGCTCAAAGCGGTCCATGACGCCGGATGGTGCCGGCGCATCGCGCCCGGGCCTACTGCGACGGCTGTCGTTTGCGGATGGTCTCGACCAGTGCGGCGAGCATGTGTGCGACGCGCCGGCGCTGTTCGGCGGATGCCGGCGGCAGCGGCAGCGCCGGCGGCTGCGGCCGCGCCGGCAGCGCACGCAGCAGGGCCACGGGTGCGGGCCAGCGCTCGCATGTGACCGACAGCGCGCGGAAGGCGGCTTCCAGCCGCGGCGCATCGAGATCGGCGTCCCAGGCACGGGTCGGCCACAGCGCCTCGATCCACGCCTCGCGGGTCAGCTCGATCGTATCTGCCGGCGGCGTGCCGGGCAGCGCGAGCGCCACGAGGCGCACCAGTCCGTGCGCGACGGTCGCGCGGAACCACTGTGCCGGCGGGTTCATGATCCTTCGATGAGCCGCCGCATGGCCTCGGCGGTGCGGCTCGGTGCGGCGCGCGGCGGGCGCGGCGTGCGGGCGATGTTCTCATGCGGCGCGGTTGCCTGCGCGCCCTCGATGACGCGACGCAGGTAGCCGTGCGAGCGCAGGGGCGGCTGCGCGCCCTTGGCACGGATCGCCTCGACGGTATGGACAAGCGCGGCCGCCAGGCGCGCCGCATCGGCGTCCAGCGCCAGCGTCTCGCGGGCGAGCCGCAGCGCGCGATGCCATGCCAGATCCTGCTTTGCGGGGCGCCAGAGGGCGAGGTAGCTCACGATCGCGCGCGCCAGATCTGCGTCGAGCGAAGCCAGCAGCGCCAGCAGCTCGCGCGCGGCGTCGTCCTGGACAATGGCGTCCAGCGCCAGGTGCGCGTGGCAGACGGGACAGCGGCCGATTTTCATTCGAGGGAGAGCTGCGTCTGCCGCTCGTCGCGCACGGCGACGTCGAAATGCGCGCGAATCAGGCGTTGCACGCTGCGCAGGTGGATACCGAGGCGGCGTGCGATCTCGCAGTTGTTCAGCCCGGCGGCGCGCAGCTCGCGCACGCGGCGCGCCAGTTCGTCGCGGCGCCTGCGCGCGCCCAGCGGCATCAGGATGCGCTCTCCGCCGTAGGCCGCGGCCAGCGCCGCGGCGGCCTCCGCGCCCGCGATGACGACGAGCGGATGGTCCGCGGCCGGCGCGCGGGGCACGTAGATGGGCAACCCGCCCCATTGGTCGAGCAGCCGGTCGATCTGCGCCTCGGGCACCCCGGCGCGCTGCAGGTGCTGCACGATGGCGCTCAATGCGCGTGTCTCCTGCGGTCGTAGGCGAGCGCGGCGACGACGGCGCGCAGCATCTGCGGCGTGGCCCACTCCAGCCGCTGCGGCGCGCGGTCGCCGTACATGCGCTTGAGGATGCCCTCGGCGTAGGCGACGGGCCGGTCGCCGAGCATGGCATGGACCTTGCGCAGCAACGGCGCGCGGTCGGCGCCGGCGCGGCGCCCGCGCAGCGCGTCCAGCACGACGCGAAGCTGCGCGTCGTCCATCTCGGCACACGATGCCAGCCCCGTCAGACGCCGCTGCATCGCGCGGCGCGCATCGTCGTCGAGTCCGCGACGCGCCGCCTCAACGTGGATCGCGGCGATCAGCCGGCGACGGGTGTCAGGGGACGCGTTTTGCATCGTCGCGATCCTCCAGGCGGTAATACCAGCGGTCGGCGCGCCGCGCGCATGCGATGCGCAGGCCGTTGGCGCGCAGCTCGGCGATGATGCTGTTGACCGCGCACACCTGGGCGGCGTGCACGATCTCGTAGGTCGTGTGTTCGCATCCATCGGCGAGCACGCGCGCCACCCGGCGCAGACGGTCGCTCGTCTCGAGCTTGGCGGCCTTCATTCGTCGCGGTCGCGGTCGCGGCGCGCCATGAAGAGCAGCGCCATGAGCAGGACGCCGCACCATGCGCCCATGATGAACATGGCCAGGCCGTAGGCGATGTCGTTCATGCGCGCGCCTCCGGAACGTGCCCGGCGCGTACCTGCACCTCGGACGGCCGCGGCGGCAACGGCATCCAGTACAGCACCCTCACGTCGATCTCCTCGCCCCAGAGAAGCCGGAAACCCTGCTGCGTGCGGTAACCGATGTCGACGCTCACCGCGTCGATGTCATCGTCGAATTCGACTGCGTACGCCACGAGCACGTCCTCGTAGCGCTCGGGCAGCCGTTCGTTCACGCTGATCCAGTTCATTGCGCGTCCTCCTCGGTGACGGGCTCGTTGATGTCAAGCAGGCTGGCGAGCAGCCGGTCCAGCTCGTCGTCGATCGCGCGCACGATGACGGCGTCGCCGGTATCGACGACCCGCACGCCCACGCGGCGCAGGTCGTCGGTGGGTAGCGCCGACAGCGCGGATTTGACGGGCCGCTCGATGACGCGGATCAGCGTGTCGGCCTGCTCCGGCAGGTGCCGCCGGATCAGCTCGCACACGCGCGCGTCGTCGTCCCAGGTGAGCGCGCCGCGGCCTTTCTGGTAGCCGACCCGCACCCCGGCGAACACCACCGAGCGCGGCCGCTCGAACAAATAGGATGCCGCCTGGACGGCGGTGACGAGCTCGTGCCGCCGCTCCTGCGCGGCGGCCATGGCGCGCCGGATCGACGGCATGGCCTGGCGCCGCACGCGCTCGATCTCGTCCTGCAGCTCGCGCACGCGCGCCGACAGCGCCTCCCGCGCCTGCGCGTATGCACGGGTCGCCGCTTCGATATCGGTCATCGTCAGCATGTGCCCTCCCGTTTCGTCTGGGCGTCGAGCATGCGTTGCACCTCGAGCTGCCGTGGCAGCAGCGGCAGATAGACATCGCCGGGCCGTGTCTGCTGCCGTGCCTGCTCGGCACGCTCGCGGGCGAGCCTGCGCCGCACGCGGGCGAAGGTCCGCCGGATGTCCGTCTCGTCGGCCGGCACGTAGACGAACGCCTTGTCGGTGATCCTCATTGCACGTCCTCCCCGGTCAGATCGCGCCATGCGGCGTCGATGTGTGCCGCAGATAGCGACTCGCCTCGCCCGGCGGCCATCAGGCGCGCCAGCCGCAGGCACTTGGTGACGGATCGCAGGGCGCCGGCGCCGGCGCCGATGGTGGCCAGGCGCTTGAGCGCGTCGCCGCCGCCGACCCCGTGCGCGTCTGCGATGGCCTCGACGTCGGCCCTGCTGGCGCGCGCCACCCGCAGCCGGCGCCCGATCCGCGAGAACAGCCGGTCCAGCCATGCCACACGCGCGCCTCCGGTCATGCGCGCGTAGACGAGGTCGTTGCCCATGAGCGCAAGCCCGACGCCGGTGGCGTCGTGGATCGCGCGCAGCGCATCGAGCGCGCCCACCGAGAGGTGCTGCGCCTCGTCCACGATGATCAGCCCGCGCGTGTCGCGCACGCGGGCGACGATTTCCCGGCTCATGCGCGCCGCGCCCTGGGGCAGCTCACGCATGCCCAGCGCCAGGCAGACCTCTTCGAGCGCCGTGGTGACGCCGGCGGTCGCCGGCGACATCGTGGCGTGCCATACATTCGGGTACCGGCGCCTGTACTCGCGCGCCGCCGTGGACTTGCCCACGCCGGCGCCGCCGTAGATGACCGCGACGTCGCCGGCCATCTGGGCGTAGCCAAGTGCGGCGAGAATCCGCTCGGCCGTTCCGGTCGCGACCCAGTCCGGCGCGTCCGGTAGCTGCGGCTGCGCGGCGCGCTCGCGCAGGCTGGTGAGCCACTGCTCGAGCTTGGCGAGCAGCCGGCGCGGGTCGGCCGCATAGGTGCCGCCGAGCAACTGCGTGAGCGATGTCGGCGAGATTCCTGCCTCGCGGGCGATCTGCGTCTGCGTCAGTCCCCGCCGCTCGAGCTCGGCGCGCACCGCGCCGATCACGTCATCGGCCTGAGGCTGCGGGATTTCCATCACAACTGCGTTCATGTAGGCTTTCTCCTTGCTTAGATGGCCCCTCGAGGGCCGGTTACACCGCCCGCCAGGGCTGCCACCCTGGCGGGCGTCTTTCATCCTTCGTCGGGCGATTTGCGGCGTCGCTGCTCGAGCGCCGCCAGTACGATCCTGTCCGCCGCTCCCACGTAGTCGTCGGTGCCGGTGGCTGCGGCGAGCGGCTCAGGCTGACGCCGGCGCGGCGCGGGCATGATCCGTACCGCCGCCGGCGCGGGCGGATCGCGGTCCGGCAGAGCCCCTGGCAGATGCGCCACGGCGGCCAGCGCCTCCTTGCGCGCGAGCGCCTGCTGCATCTGCTTGGCGGCGCGCAGTGCCTGGCGGTGCGCGCGCGCGTGCTGGCGCGCGGCATCCAGGTCATCGAAGGCGGCGGCGGTACGTTCGGCGGCGCCAACGTACGCGCCGTCGAGGGTGTAGACGTGCACCGGGCGGTCCAGATGGTCCGGGTCGAACCGGACGATGACGCGACGCCCTGCGAGCGCTGCCACCTGCTCGCCCCAGTATGCGTTTCCGGCGATGGCGACGTGGCCTGTGGCGCGCACCGTCACGCCTTCGGCCGCAAGGAGCCACAGCCTGCGCTGCTCGTCCGTTGGACGGCGGATGACGGCCGAGGCGTAGCTGGCGTTGAACACCGCGTCGAAACTGCGCCCCTTGGCGTTGGCGCTGCGCCGGTCGCCGCGCGCGTTGTGCTCGGCGATGGCGGCCTCGACCAACCGCACGAACGCATCCCACTGCATGGCGCGCTCGCCATAGTTGGCCGGCTTGTTCACCGGCGAGTTTCCGGTGTAGGCGCCCGCGGCTGCGGGATGCCTGGAGATGCCCTCGCACAGATCGCGGAAGGCGCGCTCGATGGGCTTGGCCTGCCCGTGATAGGGGGTGGTCCAGTGCACGTGCACCCCGAGCTGCGTGAACAGCCCCATGGGGTCCTCGTCCCGGACGACGAACCGGAAGCGCGTGCGCGCGCCGCCTGTCAGCGTCTTTGCCGCGAACTCGCGGCCATTGTCGAGATAAGCGTGCTCCGGCACGCCGTAGCGCTCGACGACGTCGCCGAAGGCGAGCCGCACGAGATGGCTGGACAGCGTCTCACCGACGCGCCATGCCAGGATCTTGCTGCTGTAGATGTCCTGCCAGGCCACCAGTACCGGCCGGCCCGTCTGGCCGCTCGGAAGCTCGACCCGCAGGTCGAAGACGTGCCCGTCCGCATTGACGGCCTCCAGCGCCCGGAGGTGATGCTTGGTGCGCGTCACGTGCGGCATGCGGCGCACCAGCGCCTCGCGACCCTCGCGGGCGAGCACCACGGCCTGCCACGGCAGCGCTTCGACCCGGCGCGCGATCGTTGCGTAGCTCGGCAGCCGCCAGCCGCTGCGTTGGGCTGCGTCACGCAGCCGGCGGTAGCACGCCCGCAGCGCGGGCTGCTCTGGCCGCAGGTAGTCGGCGAGCAAGGCGTCCCAGGCTGCGGGATCGATCTGCGCCTC